GGATATTTTGTACCGATTGGTTTACGTTGTCAACTGGTCGGGCCACCGGTGCATCTGCCACCTCCATTTCCAGCTCTTCGACAATTACGTCAATCTCTTCACTAGTCCAGCCGCCTTTCTCAAGTTGGCGCATGAATTCTTTCTGGCTGATTTCGCGGTCAATACGCAATTCACGCAGCACCCGAACCTCATCAACAGTTAATCGTGGTGTTGCAAAGTCGCGAGGCAGGTCAATGGATACCTCACCGCTCTTACCCTCAAACACCATGCAATATTCAATAACGCGAATAAACGCACTTTCGATGCTGGTCGATAATGATTCAAGCATGGCATTCTGGTCGCTGGCATTAATGTCTGCCTCAGTCGCCGTCATGGTGCCAACGTCTGACTTAACAGCCCCACCCATCTCTGATATTTCTTTTTTGTTGTGCTCGAAATACCACTGGAAATCTGACATTTCAGCCGACGCGCTTTTAACGTCTACTGTTACACCTTCAGGCAGGTTATTTACTGAGCCTGGACCTGTGGCTACGTATGCGCGACCGTTGTTAGCCTCTTTGAATATCTTGCCGTCACCCTCTTTCCACCCTTCAGTGTAGGTGGTAGGTGCTAAGTTGCGTTGAGTCTCTTTGTACGCAGCAGACACACGATAACGGTGCAATGTTTTTAGGCAGACAGGGTAAATATAACCCATGCCGCACGGTAGCTTGTGGTCTTTGATTTTCTCAAGTGATACGAATTCAGCAGGTATGTACTTTAGCGGAGCGCCGCCAACCATCACATAGGAGCGCTCACCTTTCTGCTGCTTCTTATTGCTGTTGTAAATGATTTTCTGCTGGTAGTAATTGCCTTCGTCATCGAGCGCCAGGATCAAGTAAGATTCAATGTCGTCATGACTCATTGTCTCTTCGTCGAATTCTGTGCCGCGCTCAAGTAATGCAAGAAACGTTAACTGCGACACGCCGTTGCGTTTACCAAATGCCCAGTTAACCACATTTTTTCGAGAGTAAACTTTAATCTTTGCGCGCGGGTTCGCTGCGTCTGATTGCTCTTTGCTAACGTCGGTCAAGTCAACATCACCTAAGCCGTTATAGTCAGCAGCCACGACGCACCAGTTATCAACCAGTGAATCAGAAGCCGCTACTTCCATTAACTCGTAAATAGAACAGCCGTTGCCGTCAGCATCTTCTTCAAGGTAGTCAAGCGGTATTTTTGTCGCAGTATCATCTATACGCATCTTGCCAAGTAGTGAGCGCAACGTTTTGGCTGGGTAATCATCAAACTCAGCACCAGCGATGAATTCACGATAGCGGATAATCGCGTCATCTGTTTCGGTGTCAACCTGTGACGGGTGCGGCAGGTAAGTGTAGGTCATCGACTTAACCCTATCCTCACCTTGCAAACAATCCTCAGCAACTGACATTTGGAGCGCTGCGAATGGATAGTCTGGATGAGACTCAATACTCACCACTACCTTTGTTCTAATGCCATTGCTGATAATGTACATAATTAACCTTTACTCGTTTTGCTCCAATTTTAGCCACTGGTCTAACCACTTACAAGCCCAATCGCTTAAATACTGTCGATTCCTCTTGCTCAAGCTCGTTTAATGTGATTGTGCGTCCTGTCATATCCGTGAATTTGGATAGCGATAATTTACCGTCAAGAAACAATTTAGCCCTTGTGGTGCCAAGCGATGATTCAACAAACCATCTAGGCTGTCTGCGCAACCATGCCTCGTGGCTGGTATCGCTTCTAACTGTTGTCGGGTCGAATGCGTCTTTGTCGCGCTTGCCTCGATACTTGGGTTTGCCATCTGTGCGGGCTTCTTTCTTCTCAAACGCCTCTTTTGCTGCCGGTCCTGATTTACCGCCTATGGCAACCTGCTGACCTGTTAGCTCGAATCCTTCGGGCCCATAGATTAGTGTGCTACGACAAAAATAGTGGAGAGGAGGAACCGGTAACTTCGGGTCATCAGCCTTAAACCGTTTTTTAGAATTGTTGCGACATATCAAACTAGTCCGATTATCCCACACAGCAACGAATATCGCTTCCTGATAGTACTTAGGGTGCGCAGATACATTGGCTCGTCTCGCCTGTTGTACGTAATGCGTGAAGGCTGTTCTGGCTAATGACTCAGCGCGGGTTTTCAGTGTGCCGTCAAACTCAGCGCGGATATTCTTTATCACCTGATTAACTGTCTCGGCGCGTGAATAGCCCTGTCGAACCATTGACATAATGCGCTGATTGCGTCCGGCGTTATTACCAGTGATGAATTCATCCCAGAAGCCAGCCTGCTTTGACTGCTCCATGACAATCATTTGCTCGCCGATAAACGATAGGATTTCATTTCTCGCCGGTGGCGTTAGCTCAGTATTGCGAAGCATGTAACGCACTTCATACAATGCCGCCTCTTGCATATCCTTGGTGTAATCGGCCCAGCCTGAGTTCAATTCGATGATGCGTTGTATGCGCTTCTCGATAGTCTCAAGCTGTTTTGGCGTGCGTGGTAAGCCGCCGTCAAGAATAAGCAGCCTGATTAACCGGTACGTTTCCTCTAACCCTGGATACACAGACGCGTTGATATACCCTGAATTTAACCTATCAAGGTATACCTCGTGCATTAATTGTGCGTCTAGGTTTATTGTGATTGTCATCCAAACCTCGGTGCGGCTGCTGGTTTATTATAGTTTATTATCATATCTTGGACAGCATCCATCATAGGGTCTATTTGGTCATCATGCTTGCCGTTAGGGAATAGTGAATGCTCACGGATAAACTCAGGTAAGAATTGCGAATCTCTAGGAAGAAATACGCGCCCAGACTCTATTACCGGAGCAGCGTCATACGCTCTAGTAATTTTATCTCTGTTCCTTTGTATATCGCCAACTAGCATTCTTTTTTGCCTCATCTGCTGGATAAGCCCTGTTCCGCTTGCTTTGTCCTCTATCTTCATTCTTCTTAGGTTACCATTTTTATTAGATGAATGCTTCATCCAAAACATTTCTGCCATCTGCAATAATTGCGGTGCTTCCCATTTACCTCTAAGTTGGTCTATAAGATAAATGCCGCCTTCCGATTTACCCCAGCACTGAAAAACAGAATAGTCGTTTTCTTCGCCTGTCTTTTGGGCGGTATCCGCATAAATCATTCTATATTCAAACTCAGGCTCTTTGTCGTAAAACCTCCACCAATCATCCTTAAATATGCCGCCTCCAATAGGGCTAGGCTCCTGCATCATCTGCCCTGAAAACATGTAAGTGTTGGATGCTCTAAGCCTGTGCAAATCTTCAGTGACAAATTGTCCATCCCAAAACGTTTTGTCGCTTTCGTCAAGCGCAGGTATCTTAATATGTTCCCAATCTTCGCCGTTTCCGCCATTTAGCAAGAAGCCGCTCAAGTCGTCCTCATGCAACCTTTGCATGATAACAATGATTGGTGTGTCTGGTGAGTTCTTACGGCTCTCCATGGTGGTGCTAAACCAATCGATGACATTCTGCCTCATAGTATCACTGTTAGCTTCACCAGCCTTGTGTGGGTCATCTATGATTATTGCTCCGCCAAAGTAATCGCGCATCTTCCCAGCGCCATACCCCGTAATTGTGCCTTCTGCGCCAGTAGCGTAGACAATGCCGCCATCTGACGTTCTGAATTCATCCTTGGCTCTTGAGTCGTTCTGCATCATCACATGCGGGAATATCTCGGCGTATTTCTCGTGCTGCATTATTGCGCGTGTTGCATACGCGTTTGCTGTAGCAAGTCGCTTTGAGTACGACGCGTGAATAAACTCAGAATCAGGGAAGTTACCCATGCACCATGCCATAAAATTAATCACAGCTAACTCTGTTTTACCTGAGCGTGGCGGCACGTTTATTATAAGTCTCTTTATTTGCCCAGTAACGATACGCTCAAGTGCATTGCATATTATGTCTTGGTGCCAATTATGCTTTAGGTCAGCGCCTTTTCTTGCGCTGAATAGCGTGCGGGTAAACATGAGTAAATCTGTGCGGTTATCAGCTATCTCATTCGGCGTCATACTTTGCGCCCTTACTTAAGTTGTCTTTAGCCCATAATGGCTGTAGATTATCTAAAGCGTTTATAACTTTTGGATCTGTTTCACCCTCTGAAATAAAGACAGATACGGGCTTTATATGGTCAATATGCCATTCTCCGTGATTTTTCCAGCTCATCCCCTCAGTGAACTTTGATTCCATGTTTGCTCTCAACTCATCTTTTGAGTATCCAAGCTCTAATTCTGTTTTGGTTTTCTTCTTTCTGCCAGTTATTAGAATTATTCTTGCAAGAAGTTTTCTGCACAATATGTAAGGCTTGTTGTCTGGGTTTGCATTGAATTTTCTAGAGTATCTTCTAGATATAGACCTCCTTTTCTCAGGATTGTCACTAGCCCATTTAGCCGCGTACTCTATCTTTTTTTGTTTCGCATTTTGATATTCTTTTTGTCTGCAACCTGGATTGTCCCTTCTCCATTTTGCCGCCCTTTCTATTGCTGCCTGTTTGTTTTCTTGGTAGTACTTCTTTGACTTCTCTCTGTATTCAGGGTCTCTTTCCAGCGCCCTTTTGTATAAAACATCATAACCTATCTCTGCCGCCTTTTTGTTGTTATACGAGTTCCTGCAAGACTTGCAGTGCGACATTTTGCCTGATTTTTTTGATTTGCAATTATGGAAGTCATCGAGTGACTTGATGGTTTTACATTTTGTGCATTGTTTCATGTGACACCTCTGCTAAAGGTTAGCTTGAAGGGATTGCGGCAACCACTAGCAAGGTGGATTTCGTCTGGCCGGACTAGCCGCAACTTTGATTATACTTACTTGTGTTTATTTCTCAATGCTTCAAGCACAGCTTGGCTGTTGTCTTTTGGTGACATAGTACCATCGGATGATTTGTGGTCGATTTCCTGCTTGGCTGAATGGTGCTTGCTTGCCATGCGCTCAGCAGCCCACTTGTAAGCATCCATCATCACTTTTGCAGCTTGCGGCTCAATCATGCCGCCTTCAATCATTTCAGCGATATCAATCATACGGTCAGCGTGAGCAAAACCAGCAGCTTCTCTCGCACTTGCGTATTGTGCCCAAAACTCAGGCTTTCCAACTATCCAGCGGCACACAGTAGACGTAGACGGCTTTGATTCTATACGGCAGTACTCGCGCAATGATTTACCGCCAGCGATATGCTCACATATCTCTTTCGCTATTTCATCTGAGTAAATTGTAGGTCTGCCACCGGCCATATAATCAACACCGTTAATTAGTCAGCCTTAAATATACCACATGATAGGATAAAAAAAAGCCCTGCGGATAACAGGGCAACTGGAGGGGAAGAAACAAAATGATTTACTCACTAACACCATAGCGGGTTAGTTGTGTGGTGTCAATCATTAACCACTAACGGCTGATAACTAACACCTACCGGCAACTGCATAAAGTCCAGTTCATATTCGCTATACATCCATTGTTGAAATGCGTGCTCGGCTTCTTGGAGATTGCGTGCGTCGTATATGTCGCACGAGTACTCCTTGCCGCTGATTGTTGTAGATGCGCGGTAGTTCACGACAACAACCCCCCAACCCAGCATAAACAGCCACACAGCCCACCCGAAACACGTCGCCGCAACATTACCTTTCGTCTGCTCGATATACTCACCCTATGCAAGCTCAAGCGATGCCCAGGCTATACCGGCGAATGTGACTACCATGTATGTGTAATAGAATTCGTTCATTTCCTCGCCCTCCAACTCTTCTTAGCTTTATGTATCGCTGTAAACGCTTCGATATTGTCGTTTACCACACGATACGCGTATTGTGGGTGACAGCCTACCGCATTCGATAATGACAGCACCGTGCGATGTTTACCCGTTTTCGCCTCTGCGATGATTGCAGGGGCTATTGTGCCGTATCGTTTCATTCCTCTTCCTCACAGTCCAGTATCTCTGCGTCGTACCAATAACTGTCAACGTACTGTGCTTCCGCATGTGCCATTGCTTTTGCGTCATCCGCATTATCAGCCTCAACCCACAATTCATCTTCCATCATCATTTGTGTTTTTACTAAATATTTCACACCCTACCCCCATTCTCTGCGTATTTGCGCATAAGTTCCGGATGATTGAAAATCTCAAATGCTACCTTGTGCGTTTTCAATCCCGTTACCTGCGCGATTTTAATGTAGCTACGTGCGCCGTCTTGTAGTGCGGCGCTCACTTTGCGGTAGTGTTTGTTCATAGAAAGTCTGACCAATCATAACCAACCGGCATTTCTTCAGACGTAACGATATGATTATAAATCTCGTCTTTCGCCAACTTGTCGAATAGCTCTTGATTCAACTGCCCGATATCAGTGCCAGCCATTGATATTGCAATCAGCCTGCGCATTTCTTCCGACTCGCACATAGAGCCAATAACGGTTCCTCGTGACACGATGTGAGTGTTATTGCAGTATCTCCACTCCATCGATTTACCATCTGCAACGCGCTCTGCCAGCCTCTCGGCGATATACCATAGGTTATCATTGCTGATACTGTCATAAGTCAGTAGCGTTGCTTCTGGCTCGTCTGGTAACTGTCTGTCGTATGCGGTTTGCAAGTTTGTGAATTTTAAGCCGGTCATAATTAAAGCCACCTCTTTTCGCCGTTGGTGAAGTGAATGCAAACTTCCTTCCCTTCCTTCATCCAGCGCATAAAATTAAATTCATCTTCCAGCAAATCTGTGCCGGAGTACATTGGCGACTCTGTAGCATCGCTATCATCGCATTCGTACCACCTTTCGCCACAGCATGGACAATAGCCACTTTTTCCGCCTTCAAAATCCCCAACAAGGAATAGCAACTTTTCATTAGCTTCATGCGACGAGTTAGCCTCAATAATAACGTGACGAGTAATGCCGTCATCCTCGTCAAAATCAAAGTGACCGCCGCTGTTGTTTTGCGTAAAAGTATAAAACGCCATTTTCATCCCCTCCATTAGTTTCACCCATTATAACGGGTTAATTTTGTTTTGTGGTTTGACCAGTTAGTCGTCGCACCAAGCCTCGACATCTTCCCATTCGCCGTCTTGAATATCCCCTTTACTCATTATGTTGCCAACAATATCTGTACCAAAGTCTTCTAGGTCATTTTGAAACTCGTCGAATTCCTCCTCTGTCATATCTACCACTTTTGAGTACCTGATTATTTCTGTCGCCGTAATTCTTACTTTCATCACTTCACCTCGTAGTTTTCAAGAATGTAAAATGGCGATGCATCTTCGCTAACAGCCTTATTCCAAGCCTCAGCCTTGCTGATGGATGGTTTGCGTTTCTTCCATGTTGCGCTTGAGCCAGACTTGCTTACACGCTCCCACTCAAAACCGTTGGCATCGGTTATAATGTACGGCAAACCCTCGCTGACATCTTCGTGCGGGTCTTTTTCACCCTTCCTCCGCTCTACCTCTGCTTCGAATTCTTCGCGGGTGCAGACCGTATCACTTACTTTAACTCTGGTTAGCGCAAAATTATAACCAGTCCAAGATACGTATTTACAATCTTCTGCTCGACTTGGCCATTCGAATTTAAAAGCTTCAACCGCATCGCTCACCGTTTTGCGTGGTTGTGTGGCAGCGTTATAGCCAGTCGATTTTTCGTTAACCGATACTGGCTGAATTCTGGATTCTATGTAATTAATCCAGTCATAAATTTTTTCTGCATCACCGTGATTCAATTTAATTTCTGGAAAAGTATCTAGCATTTCGATTAACTCAGTTGGTCTTTTCATTTCCCTTCCTCCAATTTCTCTAACCGAACAGCTAAAACCTGCTCGCCGTTTACAGGCAACCGCCCTTTTGACTTAATCCATACCTGGCCGTCTTTGTCGATTAATGCGCCTGCTTTAATCCAGCGGCGTAGTTGCGTGTCAGCTATACCAGTTTCTTTTACTGCGCGGTATACGCTGCCGTAGGTTTGTTTGATGTGTTGTGATAGTGGTGCAAGTGAGCAACCTCTAACTCTTGTCAACTCATAGTCAACCTCCACTATCACCTCATCTTCAATTAACGGGCAAGGTCCATTTAACGCAGCCTCAGCGCAGGCAACCATTAATGCCCAATCTTTTAAACATTGATCATTCATGCTTCATCCACCACAAATTGAATATTTGCCCACTGCAATACATATGTGTCTATTTCTTCACCATGGCTGCTGCAGCTAAATCCGCTGCCATCATAAGTGACAACTTCATACCCGTGTTCAGACCATAGCGGACAATAAGCAAGTATTGTCGAGTACTTCGGGATAGGGTGAACCCCATCGTTTTTGTGCCATTGTATTTTGTACATAAAATAAAACTGCAGCTTATTGGGCTGCAGCCATCCAATCCTGGGTTAGGTTTAAATTTTCAACTGAAACATCGTTAAAGGTTCTAAAACATTTTCCAGCAACGTACCAGCGTAACTGAGGGTTGCACTTACGGCCTTTTGCTTTATAGCCAGTCTTTACCACTTTAAAAGCGCGCTTACCTTTAGGCGTTAAATCTGCAGTTGTGTTGATTACGATAGCTGGCATCTTCATTTATTATCTCCTCTAGTTGATGATTCAATTATACCTACTCATTTTTGTTTGTCTACACTTTTTTGTGTTTTATTCTCTGGCCGTACCACTTCACACTCACACCCCGGAAACCGCTCCTGCAAACTCTGCTCGATGTCGTCGGCATCGGATAGCATGGCGAATTGGTATTGCTTGCCTTTGTAGGTGAGTTTTATTTGGTAGGGTTTCACTCAATACGACCCACATACAGCTTCCCGTCAACAACTTTTGTTTTGAATTTATAGCCAATATCGCTGGCTATTTTGCTTAGATTCATTCTAAATCTTGATACTGGCCTATCGCCAATATTTACAATTTTTAAATCATCAACTTTCATATCTTCAACTTGCGACTTAACAAAGTTTCTGTAATTCATGCTTTCCATTTTTCCAAAAAAATCTGTGGCTTTCATATATAAATCTCTAGTTGTTAAATTCATATTTATTATTTCAAATAATACCTAATCCATCAACAATATTATGAAATAGTAAGAGTTAGTTTTTTAACCACTATCTCTTAACTATAATAAACTCTTTATAATACATATACTTATAACTACTATAATAAGACATAGTGACATAGTAGAGATAGTTATAGATATATTTTAGTAGTAGTAAAAGTAGTGTATAAGTGATTTTCTATCTCTTTTAGTAGTGTTATTTTTATATGTATCTTAGGAAAATCCACTATCTCTACTATCTCTTCTAAGTCTATGATTTCATTAAACTTTAAGACATAGTGGCTTTCACTATCTCACTATCTCTTAAATGAAAAAAGGCGCTAATGCGCCTTAATTCGATATTTCACAGTTTTTCGCCGGTTCCTGTTTTCTGATTCATACTCATAATTTTCTACCAGTCCTTTTTCGGTTAATGCCTCCAGAACGCTTCTGACCTCCTCTTTTTTGTGCGGCCTGCAGCGGTTAAATATAACACCCTGAGTTTCACCGTCAGCGCTGTTTTGTAGTATGTCTTGAATTTTTACGGCGATAGAATCGTTTGGCGACTCGTCTTTAGTAATGTTAGAAAGCGCCAGTCGCATTTTACGCTCGCAATCAGACTTAGCTAATGCGTAAGCCCATTCTACGTGTTCAAGCGTTCTAACGCCTTCGCTGATAGATAAAACGAAGCTGACCTTTGCGCATAGCTCATAGCCACGTCTAGGGATAGCTTCCAATCCGCTGTCTTTCGCATCCTCTGCCATTTGCCAGAACTCGTCTATTATTTCATCAAGCCTGTCTGCAGCATCATCCATTGTGCTAATTGGCTTTTTGTCTGCGTAGTTTTCTATGCGCGTTCCACCCAACACGTCAAACTCGCCTAATGCGAACAGCTGGCTTAATTGCGCTGCCAAGTGCGCTGGTAGTTCTTTTTGCGTGCGTTTTCGGTTTGGTTTCGGATTGGTCTCAGGTTCGTCAAATATCATTGCGCGTGATAAAAACCCGTTAGTGGCTGTCTCAAAGTCAATCAGGCTATTAAAGGTGACGGGCGTTGTGTAGCCTATAACAGAAAGAAACGGAGCCTCGATGCCGCTTGAAATATTATTAAGTGCGCGTTGTATCTGTGGAACCCTCCTGGCGCATACGCCGCTTGAATCCTCATTTTCTTCTATGCGCTTTTCACATGATGACAATTCATTTTGTAGCTCTACGCGTAACGCCTCCTTTACGTCTCCACTAACGGGAAGGAATGAATCTGCTTTGCTGTAGCCACTCATAATTAAGCCGATAACACCCTCAAGGTATGACGCGTTGCGGCTGTTCATTATCTTACGCAGTACCAGTCCCATCTCGTCGATGCTATAGAAAGCGGCCTGGTGTCGAGTAAGGTTTCTTACTATTTCTTGTTCCGACTTAATGGCGCCATGCATCGCATCAATTAAACCTGCTGCGCGTAAACAGTCAGCGAAGCATTGCTGTATATGCTCTTTGCCAGTGGAGGAGCCAGCAACGCAGAAGCTAATAAGATTTGCGGTCATACCGTCGCGCTCGTCGATGTATTTTAGGCCAGCTATATTGCCAACCGCCTGAAGCGCTGCAGCAACTGCCAGGTTTTCGCGCTTGTAACGTGAGCTATCGTTTATCCATTTTGCAATCTCTCCCACAAGACCAGGCGGGCGCTTCAAGTCAACCATTGGATTAGAACCGGTTGGCTGCTCGTCGTATTCAAAGGTCACTGGCTGTTTGTATCCGCCCTCTTCTGCGTAATGAATAAGCGTGCCCATTTGAACTGGGTTACTGCATTTACCAAAGCTGTGCCAGTGGCGCTGTATGACATCAAAGCCAGGGTACTTTTCGCCTCGACTGCTCCATGTATCGAATATGTCGATACCATCACCGTTAAATGTGTGATGGATAGCCATGCCGCATCGTATCCAGGTATCGTAGTCAGTGTCTGGTGAAATGTAAGACAGGATATCCGAACACTGTTGCTGTGTCATATCAATAACGCCACGGGGGGTGTGGGCGCGATATGTGTCTGGTTTCTTTAGTAGCTGCAGCAAACCGGCAGGAGGATCTGAAATGTCTGACGCGCTACCATGCAGGACTTCATACTCCATGCCGCTTTTATGTAACGAAGATGGACCAACTACATACCCGCTACTTTTAAAATCAATACCTCTGTATTTCTCATGATGCTGCTTTAGTGCGGCGCCACTGCCATTTTTAAAGTAAAGGTGCATGGAGCCATTCCCGCTACCTGTAGCAACTACTAGTCCGGATTCACTTAACAAGTCGCAGTCAAGGTCGTGACAAAGCTTCACAAACGAGTCCACACCGCCATTCCTTGCATCAACATCTATTACTAGTAAACCAGATACCAGAACACCGTAACCGGTAGAAAAGTGGCCCATTTCCTCCATGGTTTCTAATTGCTCGTCTGACCAATCTGGGGTGTGCTGCCAATTGCTATTGCATGGGTGCTTTCCTATAGCCTCACATTCTTGGTCTCCACAAGCGCACTTGCCATTAATAATTTGGTGCAAGCCAAATACCTTGTAGCCTTCTTCCACGAAGTCGTAATGATTAGCCATGTTATTGCTCCACCCAAGTTAACACGTCTGGCCGCAACTCCTCTTTTTTGAAGTAGCCTTTTGTCAGCCTTTCAACTTCTATAGCCATGGTCGCTGGTATCCTCCCTCTTTTTTCCCAATACTGCACAGCTTGTCTTGTTACGTTAAGCTGCTCAGCAAGCCTGGCCTTACTTCCTACCCATTCTATGAGCCGGTTAAGCTCAACCCTTTGCTGTATCTCTATATGTTTAGCTGATTTCATATTTTTACCTGATGTTTTACATTTTATTTTACAAAGTGTTTGACAAGCATAATTCAATAGTTCTATGATTACAACCGTTGAAGAGAGAAAGAGGAGGATATTATGTCTTTACTATCAACAGTGTCTAAACCAAAAAACCGGCCTGTCATAGCCACTTTTCTAGGTGACTCGGGCCTTGGCAAAACATCAACCGCCGCAACATTCCCAAAGCCAATTGTTATTCGTGCTGAGGATGGACTGCAGGCAATCCCAGAAGCGCATCGCCCTGATGCATTCCCAACATTAACCAAAGTCGACGACTTATGGGAGCAATTGACAGCGCTAGTTAAAGAGGAGCACAACTATAAAACATTGGTTGTTGATTCTGTTACTGCGTTAGAGCGTTTATTTATTCAGCATGTCATTGAAAGTGACCCAAAACAGCCTCGATCAATCAACCAGGCATTAGGCGGATACGGTGCGGGGCTTGCAGCAGTGGCAGCCATGCATCAGCGTGTGCGAAAAGCGTGTGGTGTCCTAAATGAGCGCAAAGGTATGCATGTTGTATTTATCGGCCATGCCGACACAGAAACGATTGAGCTGCCAGACCAGGACGCTTACACGCGGTATAGCTTGCGCCTTGGTAAGAAGTCAGTAGCGCCTTATGTTGATGATTCTGACATTGTAGGCTTCATTAAGCTAACCACATTCACTACAGGCGATGGTGAGCGCAAAAAGGCAATTTCTGACGGAAGCCGTCAGCTTGTTTGTTATGCGACTGCCGCAAACGTATCAAAAAACCGCTTTGGCATTACGGATGATATTCCTGTTGAGCTAGGCAAAAACCCATTAGTTAACTTTGTTCCATCATTAAAAGAAGGTAAATAATTATGTCATTTTGGAATCTATCAGATAACAGCGAAAACCTGCAAAACAACAACGGAACATTCGACGCTGGCGGCGGCGAAATGGAGCCAATCCCAAAAGACACGCAAGTAAAGGCGGCGTGTGAAGAAGCTAAGTGGGATTCATACGAAGGTGATGAATACATCAATCTTAAATGGACGGTCCTGGCGCCAGCGGAATATAAAAACCGCAAAATCTTTCAGAAAGTGCGCGTTATGGATTCTGACACCAAAAAAGCGGACAAGGCAAAGCGTATGCTTGCTGCGATTGCCGCCAATGCTGGTGGCGGGTTATTGAAAGTTGAAGGCAAGCCGACCGATATGGACCTGCAAAAGAACCTAGCAATGAAGCCCATGGCGCTAACACTGCAGGTGTGGGAGATTGAAAAATCAGACGGCACGGGCAAGGCAAGTGGAAATTGGGTGCAGCAAGTGGCGCCATTAAAAACGCAAGCGCCAGTTGAAGAGGCGCAGAAAGGTAGCGTAGACCCAGATTTGGGCTGGTAATTTTAATGGGCGGTTCGCCGCCCTATATAGGAGGATTTATGGAGCAACGTACAAACGAATGGTTTCAGGCTCGTAAAGGCCGCATTACTGGAAGCGTAGTAGGTGCTATTTTAGGGTTGGCGCCTTATATGACGCGTGATGATGTTATGCGTCAAATGGTGCGTGAATACCACAATCAGGAGCGTGAGTTTAAAGGCAATGCCGCGACGCAGTGGGGCACGGCAATGGAGGAAACGGCAAAGGCTGATTTTGAAATAACGTGCGGGCACGATGTAGAAGATGCGCCGTTTGTCCAGTGGGATGAAGATTGGCTTGGCGCATCACCGGATGGCTACGTTGGTGACAATGAGTTGCTAGAAATAAAATGCCCGTATGGTTTACGCAATCAATATCCGACCATCTTTAAGAGCATTGATGAGCAGCCGCATTACTATGCTCAAATTCAAATTCAACTGCTTGTTACGGATCGCATAGGGTGTTATTTCTGGCAATGGTCACCGCACGGAAATCAATCTGAATACGTTCCGTTTGATCCGCTATGGATTGATGAAAACCTTCCAAGGTTGCGCGAGTTTTACGCGGAATACTTAAACGAGCGCGAGCACAACGCGTGGAAATACATTACAGGCGGCGAAGTAGCAAAGCGCTACCAATTGGCAAAGGCTGCGCTTGAAGTGGCTAAAGTCGAAATGGAAGAAGCAAAAGAAGCACTGATAGCTGCCACCAATAACGAAGGTGGGAAGATTGGCGACTTAACTATTACGCGAGTAAAGAAGAAAGGTGCCGTATCTTATCAGAAGGCACTTAAAGAGTTGGCGCCAGATGCTGACCTAGAAGTTTATCGTGGTAAAGATAGCGAGTATTGGAGGATTAGTTAATATGCCATTGCGCGACTACCAACAGGAATCTCTAGATAAAGCGATCGATTGGCTAAAAACGTCTTTTGAGCCTGGAGTTCTAGACCTAGCAACTGGAGCAGGGAAAAGCCATATAGTCGCGGCATTGGCAGAATGGGCAAGCAAAGCAAGCGGTAAAAAGGTGCTTTGCTTGGCCCCTTCCAAAGAGCTAATAGAGCAGAACAGAGAGAAGTTTTTAGCAACTGGAAATCCTGCCAGTATATTTAGTGGCAGTGCTGGTAGAAAATGTCTAAAACATAATGTTGTGTTTGCGACTGAAAAAACCGTGCTGAACGAAATAAACAAATTCTGTGGAAAGTTTGGGTTGATAATTATTGATGAATGCCACCGGATAACGCCGACAATTAAACAGATAATTTCACACATAAAAAAACAGAATAACAAGGTGCGCGTTTTAGGGTTAACAGCCACGCCTTACAGGTTAGGCACTGGCTACATTTACCAATACGGGGAGGACGGGGCGCCAGTTGCTGAAAGCGAAACGCGGGAGCCATATTTTAACAAGTTAATATTCCGAGTTCCTGCGCAACTTTTAATTGACAGAGGCTACCTGACGCAGCCGCACGCCGACCCTGACGTTATTGACCATTACGATACGACGGCGTTAGAGCGAAATTCCACCGGAGCATTCACTGCAGCAAGCCAGGAAAAAGCATACGAAGGTAAGGGTCGGTTAACATCTAAAATAGTTGCCGATATAGTTGAGAAATCTCGCTATAGAATGGGCGTGATTGTTTTCGTGTCGAGCGAAGCGCACGGGAAAGAAGTAATGGAGTCACTTCCAAAAGAAAACAGCCGCATGCTAACTGGAAAGGTTAGCAAAAAAGAGCGTGAGAGACATATTGCAGATTTCAAGGCGCAAAAGTTCAAATACTTCGTCAATATCCAGGTATTAACAACCGGATTTGACGCGCCGCATATCGACGTAGTGGCCTTACTAAGACGCACCGAGTCCGTAAGTCTACTGCAGCAAATGATTGGCCGTGGATTGCGATTGCACGACCATAAAAAAGATTGCTTGGTTTTGGATTATGCAGAGAATATTGAAAATCATTGCCCAGATGGTGATTTGTTTAACCCAGATATAAAAGTTTCCGGAGGAACAGGCGATGGCGAGCCTGCAGAGATAATCTGCCCAAGCTGCGGAACTGCAAATTTATTTAAGTTGCGCCCAAATGATGAAGGGTTTGAATTTGACGAAAACGGGTATCTGATAGATCTTGAAGGTAATCGTATAATGACAGATGAAGACCAGCCTATGCCAGCACACTGGGGACGCCGGTGCTTTGGTCAATCAATAATTAGAGGAATAAGCGACAGGTGCGAATACAGATGGTCGCACAAGTTGTGCGAAGATTGCGGCCATGAGAATGACATAGCCGCTAGGGTTTGTGAGCAATGCAAAGGTGAATTGGTGGACCCAAATGAGAAGCTAAAAATTGAGTTCGCCAGGATAAAAAAAGACCCATACACCCCAACTATTGACCGTGTTTTGTCATGGAATGTTAGGCTAACAAAGAGCATGAAAGGCAATGAAGTTATACGAGTGACTTATGTCACTGAATGCCGTACGTTTGAAATGTTCTACAGCCTGAATATGCGTTATGAATGGGTTCCATTTTGCAGGGCCACACTGGGAAGAATTGTTGAATCTGAGCAAGATTACATCGAAGCGCATTGGGCTGGTGAAGCGGTAATGCCAGAAAACATAAAAGCATATCGTGAAAATAAAAAATCACGATTTTACAGAATAGAGGGATATAACTATGAAGATACCGAAGTGGCTGCCTAGTTACGGCGACATGGAATTTAGGGGCAAATGCCCATTAGAAAGCGCTGAGCAGATAACGCTATTTAATATTATCAGAAAGCGTTACCCACAAGCTATCCATCCGAGAAATGAAGGAAAGAGAACGCACAACCAAGTTAAGCGTCAAAAAGCGGAAGGTATGACGCCAGGCGCGAGCGATTTAATTATACCTGCAGCGGTATGTTTCGTTGGTGAATTAAAGCGACAGGATCACACGCAAAGCGTTTGGCAAGATGGGCAAATAGAGTATTTAGAAAATGCAAAAAATGACGGCGCATTCGTATGCGTGGCGTTTGGATATAAAGCAATGTTAGAGGCCATAAGAGAATGGGAAGAATTGAACAATCAAATCAAATTGATGATATCTTCGAAGGAAAGTTAGCTGTGCCAGATGCTGACCAAGAAGTTCAAACATGGTTTGAACTTACCGTTTATAACCTGGCTATGCAGATAGTGAAGGCGCCCACAGAGAAAAGAAAAGAACTAGCAGAAATGGTAGATCCGCAATGGCGAGATGATGTTTTGCCATTAGCTAGGAAGTTAGTCGCCACTGGTCAAACCACCTTGGCGCGTAGAGATGGTATATTGTAGGAAATGGAGGGGAAATTATGACACAAGACGAATTTTTAAAGATGGGATGGGGCGCAAGCTCAAAATGCAAAGTTATTGATAGCGGCGAGATTCTCGATGTTGTTAGCGTTAACTTTGGAGAGAGGTTAATAGGACTTGATAGGTATGACGACATTGATGACCTTGCTTGGTTTAGATGCGAATCGGTGGAGGTTGTTTGATTATGACAAAACAACAACTACTAGCGCTGTTGCGTGAGGCGTTCAATATGGGCTATGAATCAAGCAGCCGATATCATTGCGACATTGCAGGAGATTTAATGAACGACCATGGTTTTATTGACTTGGTAGAACACACAAACCGCGTAGGTGATTTGGAGTTGCCTGTGCTTTCATCTGACACCCAATGCGAGCATGAATATGTCACTGGATATGACCATGGCACATGCAAAAAATGCGGATGGATATTCACTGACGGCGGATGGGGAATTGCTAAACGAATGTGGTTTAAAAGCCTTGATGATGCAAAGTTCTATAAGCAGCATGGTCGACTACCACAACCACCGGAGGGAGTATGAGTGAGTTAAAGCCGTGCCCGTTTTGTGAGGGGAAAGCAAGATTTGAAAGGATTGGAAATGCAAGGCGTTCGACGGTTGTGGTTTGCGAGGATTGCGGCTGTAGGCATGAATCAGGGTTTGTCGGACATATGACATACGCTGGATGGAACAACCGCCCACACGAAAACAAACTCAAAGCCGATGCTGTGCGTGAGGCCATAGGTAGTGTGTCATACAAGGGTGATACTCAGTATGACGTTTTGCGCCAGCTTGAGGAATACGCCGACAAGCTTGAAAGGGGTGAGTTATGAAAATCATATCATCAAAAGTAGATTACCCGAACATGACCTGTGAAGAGATAGTTGCAAGTGGGATTTCTCTATCAGGTGATGCGCTGGAGTTGTTTATGCATAATGCAAAAGAAAGCGATGCTGACGAATTGACAGAGTTAAAGGAATCTGTGCACGAGGCGTTATCAACCATTATGCTTGCCGTATCAGAATTGGAGGGCGAGCTATGACACGCGACTGGGTTAAAAACCAACTTATCGCCATCGCCAAGACCAACGGAGCTACTCAGAATCAAGCTGAGAGCATCGCCAACCCATTAGCGACTAAGTGGGAGCATAGCCAAATAAAAGGCACTGACAAGCTTTTTAAAGAGGCTATCAAGCAAGCCAAGAAACTAAGTAAGGCAAAGAAATGACCAAAAACACAGGCAAAGCATCGTCGCCAGGATTAATCGCCTTGCTTGAGCGTAATGGTGTAAGGCCACTAAGCGGAAGCACTGAAAACATAGCAATCGTCAAGACAAGTGAATTAGCGCTTTCTAAATTTAGCGGGCTTTGCGGTGATGGTAAGTTAAGCCTTGTGAATATAGGATGGATTAAAAATGAAATTAACTGATTTAATTGGTCAGCACGTCGAATCGGTAAGTTGGAATGACTTGGACCTGCTGAGAAGTCACGAGCCGTTGATTTTCACTGACAGGAATTCAATTGACCTGATAGCGGAATGGGCTGAGCACAACAAAAGGAAATTTAAAGCTGTTGTCGGAAAGTATGGCTTTAAAAGATATGCAGTTTTCCTTGTAAAGAAAACAAAAAGAAAACACCCATGGCACGAGCCACAAAGGGTTAGTTGTGACTTTTTGGAGAATCAGCTATTTTCATATCAGGGTAAGGGTATTCTTACGGCCAGTGAGTTTACCGATAAAATGAAAGGCTTAACTGGTCAAACCACATAATCGAAAAATGGTGGTATAGTTAAATTATCAACTAACGGAGAAGTGAAGAAATGAAAAAAATAACAGCTTTAACATTTGCATTGTCGGCAATATTGCTTGCTGCTTGTGACGATGCAACGGTAGCATCAAGAAACCTGTCAAAAGCAGCGGATAATTTTGAGATTGCCAGAAGGGTTGTTTTTTACAACGGAATAACGGGTGACTATATACTATCAGTGCAAGGGTTGTGCTCTGTGAGCGACTCAGGCAGAAGTGTTTCATTTACCTGCAAAACAGACGACGGAAAATATGTCAAGCACATGCTTGGTCTTTCTGATAATGTCACTTACTTCTCTGAGCAGCTTTCTTCTCATGAAGTTAGCGTTTATCAGTACCGTGTAACATTCAAGCCTGACGCGATTATTCCTGACTTTAATTTGCGTAGCTCTTTAGTGCAGGATGGCAGCAATTACTAGGGAGTGCGATTCACTCCCGTAAGGAGTGTGTTTTTGGTGTGGCTTTCAAGGATGTAACGCGAGAAGCGCCCGAAAGTTTTGGCAAGTAGATTACGAAAGCTTTGACAATTAAGGTAATGAGCTCGGTCAGTGTGGTATCGAGAGCCACACACAAAAACATTTAACAACACCGCAGCAGTATCGCGGATAACGGAGATACTCATGCGTAGAATTAACATAGAGACACCACTTGTACAAAATGAAACGCCAAGCGCGTGTATTATTAGCGCTCTTATTGTGGGCATCATGGCTTCTGCTGTGGCCTTTGTTGCTTACATGGTAGGGTGTTTGCTTTAACCAACGGAGAAACAAAATGAACGAAGAATTACAAAAGGCTTTAGCTGACGTTATAAACAAAGCTGCATCGGGGATTGATACTGCATCGGACTTTATCATGGCTGAATTGCCAGAAGTGGTGCAGCAGGCCATGACTTGGTACATGGTGGAGTCTCTGATTTATTTTGTGATTGGCGTCATCATGATTGCATCTTCATACAAGATCATAAAATATCAACATTCACTTTTTTATGATGATGAGGGAAATCTTGCTAATTGGTGCAGTAGCTACTCATATACAAATGGCATAGGAGATTTGGCGATATTGGGTATTGCTATTTTAGACATTGTTGCGTCAGTAGTGGCAGTATGCTTTGTTTTTAATATTACATGGCTAAAAATCATGATTGCGCCGAAGCTATGGCTAATCGAATACGCGGCTAAATTAGCCGGATAATTTCAACGCCACCGGCAGTCACGCATAATTTAACTGTTAGCGCAGTCGCGATGTGTGACTACCTCAAACCGGTGGCACCATTTTTGGAGTGGATATGATTCACAACGTAGAAGACAAAACGAAAAAAGAACTTGTCGAGATAGTCAAGATTCAAATGGAAGAATATAAAAAGCTTCTAGATGTCAATATAGAGCTTGGTAAACGCCTAGCAGCAGTTGAGCGGGAACGGGATGAGTTAAAAGGTGCTTACATTCTGTTAGACGGATTAAAGCGGAGAATAAGAAGTGCTTTCGAGTATTGGCCTGATTTAGCTATGCACAAAGACCTATCAGTATTGCTCAATACGCGTCCTAGTCAGCAAGTGATAAACAAATTCGCCATCGAGCAGCAGATTGAAGGAGCTAGATGTTATGCAAGAAGGCTTCATGATGTTGGCTTGGTTGGGGTTTGGGATGTATTTGATTCAGTGTGCGAGCAACTACGCCAAAAGATAAACGGGGGTGAGTGATGATTCTAACACGCTGGCTAAAAAGATGGACGCTGGAAGAGATAGCGCTAAAACACGGCGTTAAAGTTGAAACTGTCGTGGATTATTTGCGGGTTCGTAGTGGGGAGTGGGTGAAGTGAAGATAGAAGTAAAAGGCGGTGACATTGTAATGATTATGCTGTGTATTTTTGCAGCGCCAGAGTTGAGAGGCATGTTCTTAGATTACGGGTTTTGGGTTTCATCCGTAGTGCTAGTCGCAATGTTTTTAATTATCGGGCTTGCGCTTCTGTTTATTGACTTGCTGTCTTACTTGGCGGCAGAATTTATTAAAAGTAAATAGCCGCCTTCGGGCGGTTTATTTTTTACTATCAATACCATTCTTTTTGTCATAGCTGCGCATACTCGCAACTCCAAGCAAAGCCATGACCAGCCCGATAATGTCAGATACGCCCAAATCAGGAAATGCGGGCACAATAAGATTAGACGCACCATCCCAAGCATTAAGCATAGTAATCGCCTGTACGGTCCATATGTAGGTCATAACAAGCGCCTTGGGCACGTACATTAGGAATAGCGACACAGCGCCAACCCATCCTATTGCAGGTCGCCACCACGCTTGAAACTTGCTTTTACTATTAGCGTCAATCTTGTTTATGTCAATCTGACCAACCAAAAGCTTAACTTCAGCCTGCAACCTTTCCATATCGCCACTGTGAGCGATTGTGGCAAGCTCTAGTTTGCGCTTGTCGGCTTCATCAGCATCAGGCCAAATCTTGTCTATAATTGTGCTGCCTGCGTCTAACAGGGCTGTAATTGGGTCGGCTGCCATTAGCTTGCAATCTCCAAAACAAATGAATCCTCACCATACCACTGTAAGAGTAATTCGCAAGCTTTCGTCGAATCCACCGCGACTGGCTCGCTTGTCATTGGGCCGCCTTTTATGTCGAGGCATGGCGCGATACATCCTTGCAAATGGCGTAGTAGTGATGCGGGGTGAATCTCAATATGTGTACGCGGGTCAGTTTCTTCGTTGCGGAATTTATACCAGCGATGTTTGCCGGTGTGGTCTCGGTCAACGATGTATTGACCTTCTGGAATGCATGATTTGCCGATTTCGTTATTTCGCCAGGGTAGCTCTAATGTGTAGATTAATTGGCCGTCTGGTAGATACCATTCGCCGGCCGTGTAGTGTTTGTGGTAGTTACGAGTTATTTTCGCCATTGCGCTTAGATTCCTGAGCTTTTAGCTTGTACTCTAAACGTCTATAGTACACATCGCAAGCATTCTTAACAGCAAGCGAAATAACACCGATTAGCGGTGCCCATGCTAACCAGTCTGGTGCG